ACTGCATCGGCTGCCACTTGCCCCCCTTGAAGACCATCTTGGCGCCGTTCGGGCCGGTGGCCGTCTGGCCCTCCTGGTACTTCGGTGCGCCGGCGGGCTTCGCGCTGCCGCCTGCGTTGTCCTTCGCGAAGCCCTCGCGGATCTCCTTCTTGACGATGCCCGGGGCGCGGCCGGCGGCTTCCATTTCCTTCTTCAACTGGCCCATGATCGCGACGACCTGCTCGTGGCTGTCGGCCGTCGAGAGCATGGCGCGGGCGTGGTCCTTGTCGCTGACGGTCGGCGTGCCCACCGGGCTGATCGCGCGGGCGTACGCGTTGATGAACGAGTTCAGGGCAGCGCCGAACTCGCGGATCTCGGTGCCACCGGTATTGGTGTTGTAGGCGTTCAGGGCCTTGTTGATCGGCATAAACTGGGTGCGCGAGACGTTCTGCGACGTCTCGGTGACCAGGTCGGCCATCTCGTAGGCCTCGGACTTCGCCAGCCCGAAGTTGGCCTGGCGCGTGCCGAGCGCGCGCTGCGCCGCGTTCATGCCCATGAACTCGGACTGCTTGGCCGCGATGTCGGCGCCGGACAGCCCGCGCCCTTCGGCCACCCGAGCGATCGTCTCGCGCAGCGCCACGACGTTGGCTGCACCTTGCGCGCCGCGGCCCAGGTTCTGCATCACGCCCTTGTCGCCAGACAGGTACTGCTCGGCCATCTTGCGCTGCGTGTCGGGGGAGAGCGTCGGCTCCGCACCGCCGGTGAGGTTCTTCGCCGCGCGGGAGCCGAGCTCCGCGATGCGGGCTTCGATCAAGCGCTTGTCGGCGTCGGTCTGCTGCTTCGGTGCACCCGGCAGCAGGCCGCCGGTCTGCAGGCGTTTGGCGGCTTCGTCGAACGAGATGTTGTTCTCGGTGGCGTAGCGGCGCACGGCCTCGATTTTCTGGGTCGTGGCGTCCTTCGGCACGGGCTTCGTGCGCGCGGTCAAGTCGTCGAGGTACTTCTTCGCCTCGGGACCGGCCTCCTGCGCACCCTGCGCCAGCTTGGTGGCAATCTGCGGGCTCTGTGCCGCGATGGCCAGCGTGCCCATCTGGCCCATGTAGTCGAAGCCGCGCTTCAGGTCGAGCGGCACAATGGCGTCGTTGGCCTCGGTGGTACCGTTGCGGGTCAGTGGCGCGTCGTAGTACTTCTCCGACCCGTCATCCGTCTGCACATAAACGCGCACGATCGGGAAGACCTTGTCGGGGTGGTCGATGCCGTCGGCGTCGCCGGCCGGCACCAGGTTGACGATCTCCTTGCGCGTGATCGTGCCGCCGTGCGGGCTCGGCTCGCCGATGCCGCGGCGCAGGTACGTCGGGCCCAGCAGGCCGTTCACGCCCTTGATCTGCAGGCCGGGGTTCCCGGTCTCGAGGCCGGACTGGATGTCGGCGATGTGCTGCGGCATCTTCTGCACGTCCTCGGGCAGCATGCCCGTGGCGCGCGTACAGTGCAGGTACAGATCCTTGGGCGTGGCCTCGCCAATGTCGGTCTGGCCGGTCTGCACGCGAGAGAAGAAGTCCAGCGACTCCTGACGCGCCGCCTTCAGTTGGGCCCGCAGCGTGCCGTACCGCTTGGCGTCTTCCGGGTCCACCGGGTCCACCGGCATGCCCTGCAGCTGGCGCGCCGCCTTCAGTTGGGCCTGCAGCGTGCCGTACCGCTTGGCGTCTTCCGGGTCCACCGGCATGCCCTGCAGCTGGCGCGCCGCCGCGGTCTTCTCGATGTCGGCGATCTCGGCCTCGCCGGCGGCGATGCCCTCCTTGACGCGAGCCGCGCGGTCAGCGGTGTCGAGCCGCTTCTGCTGACGCTTCTCGGTGTCGCGCCGCAGCGTGATGTCCTCTTCGGCGCGCATGTCGGCCTGCCGCTGCCGTTCGTTCTGCAGCGCGGTTTGCTCGCGGTTCTGCTTGTCGAGGTCGGCCTGACGGGCCATGCCGTAGCCCGACTCGATGCCGCGGGAGAGTACTTCGTAGACGCCAGCCATGATGTGCCTTCAGTCGAACAGGCCGGCCGCAATCGCGCCGACGGCGCCGCCAATCAGCGAACCCAGCGGGCTGGCCATCAGCGCCGCGCCGCCCAAGGCGCCGAGCGTTGAGCCGAGTTGCATCCTGCCGGCTTTCTCTTGCTGCTCCAGCGCCTTGTTCTGCCGATTGCGTTCGGTTTCCTGGTCGGCCGCGTTGGCCAGCACCTGACCGGCCTCTTGCTGCTGGCCCGCACCAAGGCTCGCGAGGGTTGCGCCTACACCTGCCATGTCATGCTCCGGTGACGGGGGCGGGGTTGCCCAGAATGGATTGCTGGCGCTGGCGCGTGAGATCGCCAGCCATGTTCTGCGCGCCGACATCGGCCAGCGCGCGGCTCAGGCCGAACTGGCGCTTCTGCGCCGCCTGCTGATCCGCGTCCAACGTCACACCGAGACCGCGCAGGCGGCGCTGCACGGCGCCCTCCTGTTGGTTGAAGGACGCGTTCACGTCGGCGCTGGCGTTGGTCATGGCCTTGGTGACCTGCCCCGGGTCGGTGGCGTACTGGATCAGCTGATTCTCGAGCGGCACGAACGTGTTGACGTAGTTCGCCCACTGGTCGCGAGTCATCGCGGCATAGGTTTGCGCCGCGTAGTCCTTGGACCCCGGGCTGATCCCGTACATGTTCGGGTTCGGGTTCGCGCGAAGCGTGGGGCTGTAGATGCCGGCTGGCATGTCACTTACCTCCTGCCGTGGGCATCAGACCTGGTGAGGCCGCCGGCCGCACGCCGATGCCGTTCGGGTCGATCGTGAGGGCCTGCTGCGGCTGCGCGCCGAAGGCACTCTGGACACCGTAGCCTGTAAACTGACCGACCAGTCCGGCCTGCGCAGCATGCTGCTGTACGGACGCCTCGGCGTCGGCCTGAGCCTGCCGCGCGCTTTGTTGGGCCTGGCGGCCAAGTGCATCGCCGACTTGAGCGCGTTGTCCTTTGCCAGTGGCGGCCAGTGCCGACAGACCGGACAGGTACGCGTCGTCGACCTGCTGATCGGCAACGGCCATGCCCACACCGCGCGACGCGGCCTTGTCGGCCTCGACGCCGGTGACGCCTAGGTCGAACTTGCCGGAGCCTGGTGCTGCGCCGCCGGCAGCGAGCATCTTCTGGACGGCGCCTTGCGCCTTCTCGAAATTGATCGCGGAGTCGACGTTGGCCTTGCCGGCGGCGGCCTTGCGTGCCGACGAGCCTTCTTTGCCCATCTCCTGCACGGCGGTGGCAAGGCGCTGCTGCACGGGCAGCCAGCGCTTCTTGTAGTCCGCAAGCTGATTGACAGCGAACTCGACCTGAGCCCGCTGTTGCGGGGTCTCTTCGACTTGATCCTTACCACCGCCCATAATTGACGCGCCTCACGAATCCATCGGTTCCGCGACGTTGCCATTCCGGCCCCAGTCGCCTCGCCCAGCCTTTGCGCCTTGCGATGAAGGCGATTGTCTGTGCTCCGAGATCGCGCCCGATCGAATCGAGTGCGGCGTCTTGTCGCTCGAATGCGCCATGCTTGAAAGCGATGGCGATCCATACGAAAAGCTCGAGTCCCTCTGCACCAGGCCGCAGATCGACGACAAGCATGCCGTCTTCGCAAGCCAGGCACATGGCCCGTTCCTGCTCGCATTGTGCCTGAATTTCGCGCAATTCGGCAGGGTAGGCGATGCCCCGACGCAACCCCCGGCAGGCGGCCTCCACCATCTCGGGGCCTTCGATCGTGAAGGTGGTGCCGGAGATCATCAGATCTTGAAGTTGGTCAACCACGGGTAGCCGTTGCCGCCGGCGGTAGCGATGTTGAACTGGCGCGCGGCGACCACCGGGCCTGTGGTGTTGTACGGCGTCAGCGGGCCGACGGTGCCCGGGCCGAATCCGATCTGGCGCAGCTTGATCACGAAGCCCTCGCCCTTGGCAACGCCGAGCAGCTGCGCAGGCACGAACCACGCCTTCGACGCCGCGGTGTCGGTGAGGATGTCGGTGGCACCAACCGCCGACGATGCCCACACCCCGGTAGGCGCCCACGCCAGGTAGTAGACGCGGTTGCTCGCCCCGTAGTTCGTGCGTACCAGCGCCACCGAGCCGCCGGCGTTCTGTGTGGTCGTCACCCAAGGCATCAGTGACGTGGTCGAACCAAACGTGCTCACCGATGACCCGGCGAATGACACCACCGCCGGGTAGGCGTTGTCCGACGCGTCGACAAGCAATTCGCCAGCCCCGTACATGTAGCACGCCGCCGCGGCCGGGTTCTGGAACCCGAAGACCATCGCCTCGTCGCTGTCGAAATAGAACGGCTGGAAGCTGGCCGCGTAGATCGTGGCGATGTTGCCCGACCCCCAGACCTTTACCGCGCCGGTGTCGGAGCCCATGATCGTGCCGCTGGACGCCGTGAGGTTGCTCGGCGTGTCGACGTTACCGGCCGGGAAGTACGCACCGTAGAGCACGTTGGTGGTGGCCGTCGTGTCGAAGATCGCCGAGTTGCTCCCCGCCGGCGTGCTTGAGTAGGCCAGCAGCAGGATCCGCCCGGCCGCCGCCGACTTGGGCTTGAGAGTGATCTGGTACGGGGTGGAGCCTGTGTTGCTGCTGGCCACTTCCCACTTGAACGTGGCGTCGCCGGCTTTGGACGTGATGAGCGTGACGAGGTCGGCAAAGATATTGCCGATCGCCGTGCCGGTCTTGGTGCCGGATCCACTGCTGGCCCAGGAGAGTGTTGCTGACATGCTGTTGCCTCAGACGTAGGTGAGTTCGTACCAGGTGCCGCTGATCGGGTACGGCAGCGGGTCGACGTTGTTCTCCACCAGGCCACTGAGCAGCGTGAAAACCGAGACCTGCTGCCCGGCGTTGATCTGGCGCTGCCAGCCGGTGTCGTCCCACACCCACGTGCGCCCGCTGTAGGTGTAGACCTGCCCGGTCACGGGGTTGGTGGGGAAGTCGATCACGCTGCGTTCCTCACCCAGCCGCTGCCATCAAAGGTCCAGGTGCGGCCGCCGTAGGTGTAGACGTCGCCCGCCACTGGCGAGGCCGGGAAGTCGATCGCGTAGCAGTCCATCAGAACTCCACCCAGGCGTAGCTGTCACCGTCGTAGAAGTACGTGTAGAGGATGCCGGTATCCAAGTCAACCCACCGGTCCCCTGGGCGGGGACTGCCGGGCGCGGATGACGCTGCGGTGTACGTGCCAGCCAACGCAGCGACTTGCCGCGCGGTCATGGCGTAGTAGCCGCTGCCCTTCTGACCCACCAGGATCTCGTCGCCGTCGATGCCGCTGGCCAAAGCAGGCACGTACTCGACCCCAGGCACCGCGCCGACATCGCCCGCGTCGAGCAACACGGCGCCGACTTGGCTGTTCACACTGGTCACCGCCCCGCCACCGGGTGCCAGTGCGGCGATCTGCGCGAGCGTGACAACGTAGTAGCCGCTGCCTTTGAACACCACGGCCAACTCGCTGCCGTCCACGCCGCTGGCCAGTGAAGGCACGTACTCGGCGCCTGGCACCGCGCCAACGTCACCGGCGTCGATCGTAACGACCCCGCCGAAGCCGTTGACGCTCTCGACGGCACCCACGTCCGACGCGGTCAGCACGACCACGCCGGTTTGGCCGTTGACGCTGTCCACCGCGCCGCCACCGCCACCGCCGCTGCCGAAGAAGGCCAGATTCGCGATGTCCTGCACGGTGGTCTGGTACCACACGCCGCCCAACTGCACGGCCACCAGTTCGCTGCCGCCCAGCCCACCGGACTGCGCCGACAGCGCGCTGATGTCGGGCATGTCGTCCTGCACGAGCGCGCGGAACGTCGGTTCATCAGGCGTGCCGCTGGTGGGCCCTGCAAAGACGAGGTGCGCACTCTGAGGGTCGAAGATGCCGCCACTCAGGAGCGCGACTTGGGTCTGCAACTGCGCGATCGCGATTCGCAGGGACTGGATCACCGCGTCGAAGCTGGTCGTGCCTGCGTTCTGCAGGATGGCGACCGCGGCTTCCAGCTTCTCGATGCGCTGGCGCGCAGCCGCGACGGCGGCCTGCACCGGTCGCAGCACCAACTGCCCTGGCGTGGTGATGGCTGGCTTGCCGTCGACAGCCATCAGCCGAGCTCCGTCACATCCTCGGCGGCCTGGGCGATGCGCACGGTCGACGTGCCGAGGATCTCGATCTGGAAGGTTTCGTACTCGTCGGCTTCGTCGAGCGTGAACTCGGTCGACTCAGTCACCACGATCTCGCTGATCTGCACGCCGTCACCGTAGAACCGCACGAGCAGGTTCAGGTAGTCCTCGGCACGCACCTGGGCGATCGTGAGCCACGCCGGGCGCTCGAGCAGCCACAGCTTGCTCAGCCACCGATAGGTCATGTCGACCGAGGGGTTGCCTTCGAACTCGTAGATCGTGCGCCCGTCGAGGTACACCGGCGGCGCGGCCGGGATCGGCAGGCTCGGGTCATCCGGTTCGTTGTCCTCGTCGAGCACGAGGTACATCTTGTCCTCGATCGGGTCGACGAACGACGCGCTCGCGTGGAAGGCCATCTGCACGATGCCGAAGCCGTTCTGCTTCATGTCGATCGCGTAGCAGCCGCGGTTGGACCCCGACTCCCAGAACAGGAAGTAGATGTCGTTGTGCGACACCCCGACGATGCTCGTGGGGTCGAGGGCTTGCCACTGCTCGCGCGTGAAAACGCTGTCGGTCAGGTTGCGGATCTGGCCGACACCCTGCACGGCCATCAGGCCGTCCGGGTTGGAGAAGACGACACCGATGCCGGTGAGGTAGTCGAAGCTGCGCTTGCTTGAGCACGCATACGGCACTTCGAACTTGCTCATGCTGTACGCCGCCGGCTCGCTGCCGCTGGCGATGTAGACGAAGCTCTCCGTGCCGATCACCACCGTCGTGTCGACGTTGCCGATGCCGACGATGTCGGTGTCGGTGGTGAGCCGGTAGCTCACCGGCCAGGCGTGCGGCCGGTTCTGCGCGGACAGGCACAGTTGGTTGCGGCGGAAGCCCACCATCACGCCGTTGGGCAGCGCAAGGATGCCCTCGAGATCATCCGGCGGCAGATCCCACAGTTCAGTCTCCAGCGCCTCGCCGAGTTGCGCGTCGGTGAGCACGTCCACGTAGTCGGCCGTGCTTAGGGCGATCTCAGCGACGAACAGGAATTCGGTACCCACGTTGCCAGTGGCTGCGCGGTAGATGCGCTTGGTCGTGATCGCGTAGTCCGACGAGACGCCCGACGGCACAACCACCGGGGTCGTCACGGTGACGCTGATGCCGTCCGGCCGCAGGATGGTGGCGCTGGCCTCGCTCGGCGCGCTCTCTTCGCCGAGGTCGTTGACGAAGGTGTAGACGTAGTTCGTCGCCAGGTTGGCGGGCACGTAGCCCGTCGAGCCGCTGGCACGCACGAGGATGTTGTCGTAGTACGTCTTCGCGCTGTTGGACGACGTCTCGTGCACGAAGCCGACATAGTCGCCAAGCGAGAAAATGTTGGTGATGCTGACCGAAGTGATCAGGCCGCTGCCGAGGTACAGGCTGGCCGTCACGGTCTGCGTGCCGTCGCTGTTGGCGATGACCTGCACCGTCACCGTGTACCAGGTCGAGTGCGCGAGCAGCGAGATCGTGCTCGACACCAACGACGAAGACCCCGTGGACGCCCAACCCGTTCCTGCCGAAATGGAGAAGCGAGCGAAGACTGAGTCGTAGCGCACTTGGATGCCCGCCCCGAGCACCCCGGTCATGATGCCCGCGATCATCTGCGCGTCAACAGCGCCGGATTGGTAGGACCAGTCGAACGACACCTGCACAACCGTGCCCGACGCGATACCGAAGTTGCGGTATGCGTACGCCGGCAGACCTGCGTTGCCGTTGGCCAGCAACGCGTAGCTGGGCGCCGGGTTGCCCACTACGGTGTCTTGGGTGACTTCGCTGACGCCTGGACTGGACCCAGAAGTCGTCCAGCTTTCCGTCAGCGAGTCGCCTTCGTCGAGGATGTCGACGGCAAACGTCGTCGCGGTCTCGTCGATGCCTGTCACCAGAGTGGGCGGCGACGTCGGCGCGGGCACGCCCAGAGGCCGCGTGGCCACCGGGAACGGTTCGGCACCTGTGGTCGCCAACGCGTAGTTCGTGAACCGCGGTTCGGTGTAGAGATCAGGCGACGTCAGGTAGGTGCGGTACGTCGTGTCACCGGGGATGATCCCGCGCGCCACGTCCACCTCGGCTTCCCACGACAGCCACTGGTCGTTGAGCAGGTAGATCGTGCGCACAGGGCCTGAACCCCCGTTGGCCAACCCTTTGGTGGTCGCGAACTGCCGCCAAGCCTTCAGATCGCCCGTGAATAGCTGCGCGTTGACGGCGGCCTGCGCAGCGTTGTCCGGCAGCGCCCGCGGTGTGACTCGGGGCGCTTCTCCACGGAACGATTCAATGGCTCGGCGCATGGCAGATCAGAAGTTTGCCAGCGGAACGCTGGGCACGGTGAAGCAGCTACCGGGCGCCGACGTGGTGCCCGTGTAGCGCGCGAGCCCTTTGCTGACGCGCAGGTCCTCAACGTATCCATCAAAGCCGTCGAAGGTGACACTGGCGTCATTGTTGCCGCCGACAGTGAATTCGTCGGTCGAAAACCGCACCCCAGCTGCAGCATTGATCACCAGGCGCCCCAGCATGCCGCCGTCTTGGTAGATGCGGATCTCGTCGTTGTCGCGCACCCATGCCACGTGATGCCAGGTTTCGGTCGAGAGCGCACCGCCGCTGACCGTGTAGACGGTGAAAGGTTCGTCGTCTCGGTAGAACGACATCGCCGGCGTAGCGAACTGCACCAGGCAGTAGAAACCCGAGAAAGCGGCACCCTGGTAAGAGCCGCACAGGAACGCGTTGTTGTTGGTCGGCCGCACCCACAGGAAGGCTTCGATCGTCCAGGCGCCGGCGCCAAAGTTGAAGTCTTCGCTGTTCGGGCAGGAGACGAGGGTTGTGGGCTCGTTGTTGAAGTTGCCTGACGATGTCAGCAAAGACTCTGCCGTGGAGATCGCCGCGGCGCCGCCGGCTGTCATCGGGTGCGCACTGCGCGACGAGTCGACGAAAGTCGTCGACCCGTTCGGGCCGTCGAAATGCAGCATCAAAACGACGTTGGTGGGCGGCAGCTGGTGCGGCATCAGCGCGCCGGCGTGCGTCGTGCGCATCAGACGGCTCCTAGATCACCGCACAGCACCCATTCATCCGCGCCGGTGTGGATTAGCGACAGCACAGCGTACTGCCCGGCGGCTTGGGGCGACAGTGCACTGCGCACGTTCACCGTGACGCCGCTCTGGCCTACGACACTGACCCCGCCGAGGCCCGCCTGCATGATCAGTACCGAGACGTCTTCACTGGCGATCCCGAGGCTGGTGTCGCCCGGCACCGTGATGATCAGTTGGCCTGTGGTGTGCGTGGTCCTGACACCGTTGCCGAGGTCCGCGACATCCAGCAGGTAATCGCCTGCGACATCGCTCCACGTGAAGGCCTCGCCCGTCACAGTGACCACGTTGGCGTTCTCGCCGGTGCCACGCGTTGCGATCAGGTTGCGGCCGAAGTTGACCGTGTCGACGTTCGGCAGGCCGAGGTCGGTGCCTTGGTTCTGGAACTGGATGTAGTTCGGAAACTCGTCCGAGGCTTGCGGCGGGAAGCCCGCGGCTGGCGTGATGCCGAAGCTCATGTCATCTCCCCACGACGAAAGCGCGCGGCCGCGCACGCATCGAACCGGTGTTGTACGCGCGTTGCACGTCGGCCTTGCCGTTGCTCACGCACGCGTTCCAGATCTTCTCGTACTTCTCGGCCATGTTCGGGTCACTCCACGGCTGGCCGGGGATGCGCAGGAGGTGCATGAGTGCGCCGGCCTCGATGCCGCTGCTGTACTTCACCAGTGGCTCGGCGGGCACTTGCGCGACGCCGTCCTTGGGCTGCAGGATCACGCTGACGGTCAGGTTGTAGACCGCGTCCGGGATCGGCCACAACGCGAACTGCGCTTCAGGCAGGTACGCGTACTGCCGCGGCTGCATCGGTTGATTGTTCGGATCCCACCCGCTCGAGTCGCCCGGCACGATCGGAAACGTGCGCGGGGAGCCGGCCACCGTCGGCACGCCGGACATCGCGCGGATGTTGACGATCTCGAGGTACGGATCGCTGCCCAGGCTGTAGGTCTGCGTGCCGGCGATCGTCGCGCCGGTGACGGTCTGCCGCAACCACTGCGTCTCGGCGCACCAGTCGCGGAATGCCTTGACGTACATGCGCCGCAGCGTCGTGCTGGGGGCCTTGCGCACGTTGACCGCGACGGTCGCCAGCTGGTCGAAGACGTTGACGAACGTGGTCATGACACCCCCGGCGATTGCGCGACCTTGGGCGCCAGCGCCACCTGGGCCTGCGACTTCAGGCCCAGCGCCAAGCGCCACTCGTTCGTGTACGCGCTGGTCTTGCTCAGATCCTGCTTCTTGCTGTTCTTGGCGTACGCCTTGGCCAGCACGAAGTTGGTCAGCGCGTTCTGGTAGCTGTCGGGCACCGGGATGTCCTCGCCGCTCGACCCGGTCAGCGCGTCCGGAACGGCGCCGTAGGTCACGCGAAGGCGGCCGGAGCCGTCGTTGGGCGGGAACACGTAGTAGCGCCGCGGCGTGCGCGGGTCGGCGGCGTAGTTCTCCACCTCGGCTTGCTGCGTGGCGGCCGGCCAGAACCGGTTCTCCTCCTGCAGCAGCGTCAGATCGGTCTGGGTGACCGTGCGGCCCGTGGCCTCGTTGTCGGTGGCGTCGATCAGCGCGACGCCGTCAGCCGGCAACTCTTGCGCAATGCCGACCGCCATGGTCAGGAAGCCGCGCACCGGGTACATGTCCGGCTTCACGAAGGCGGTGGCGCGCAAGGCTTCGTTCAGGTAGCCCAGCAGTTCAGTGCGCGACCAGGTGCGGCGAGCGGTGTCCAGCAGCGTCACGCTGACGCTGTCGAGGATGGTGTCGACGCTCACCGCCATGGGTCAGTCCGCCAGGCTGCCGTGCTGCTTGGCCAGCGCGCGGAGCTCGGCGCGCAGCGCGTTGTGGTGCTTCTTCGGGTCCAGCGTGACCTGGTACTCCGCGGCCGCGAAGGCGACCATCTCGTCCACCGTGGCCTTGCCGATGTCGAAGGGCTCCGCGTCGCCGGAGTCGACCACGCGCGAGGGCAGCGTGGCACCCTGCGTCTCGAGCCACTTCATGCGCTCGTCGTGCGTCGCCTTGGGCGAGCCGGTGAAGATGCGGTAGTCCTTTGCGCCGGCGTTGGTGCTGTCGCGCAGCGCGCCGACGTTCGGGAACAGGCGACCGTCCTTCACGTTGATGAGGAACGGGTGCTTGCGGTCCTGACGGAACTTGGGGCTCTTGCCGCGGGCTTGAACGACGGCTGCTTCTTGGGCTTCGCTGATCATCGGGGGTCTCCGGGGTGATCAAAGGGACGTGGAAAACCGGCGCCCGAAGGCGCCGGTCCGTTGGCTCCGGCTCAGGAGCCGGTGGGCGAAGTGCCCGGCGTGTACGCCGGCCGCTTCATCTTGCCGGCCTCGCCATTCTTCTGGCCGGGGCCGAGCGGGGGGTGCGGGTAGCGGGCCTTGGCCTTGCCCGACGCCTGCGACATCTCCTTCGAGATGGTCTCGGGCGGCACCTTGACCGGGATGTTCATCCCGTAGGGGTTGCTGGTCTTCATGCAGATTCTCCTGGTTGGGCGCGGACAGGGCCCCGCAGGGCCCTATCCTACACCGTTCACTTCTTGATCACGGCCGTGCCGACGTACGCCGGGCCGATGACCTGGTACCCGAACACCATCAGGCCACGGATGATGTAGCCGAAGTCGTTCGGGTTGTCGATCATCTGGCACTCGACGATCTGCGACGCGAACGTCAGGCCGGCCGAGTGGCCGAACATGGCGTACGAGGCGGGGCCAGGCGAGGTCTGCGTGAGCAGGTTGCGCGACTGGTAGATCGTGAAGCGGTCGATCTCGC